TTTTTTTGGGTTCCAGGACCCTACTTTCAAGAAAACCCACAACCAGTGGGAAAGAATTTCTTTATTTAAAAATAGAGCGGCTCAATTTCAGGGGCATATCCATTAAAGTGAGATATACCTCTAGAATACTTATGACGCGCTATAAGTTCAGACCAACGGGGAAAGCCTCTTATTATGTCATTCGGACTAATTGCAGCAGTCCGCATCAACCTAGTAATATACTGGTCCTTTCCCTCGCGAGCGATCTTGTCCATAAACTCTTTCAATTTATCATGAATATGTCCATGAACACCAGCAGACAGTGTCCGATACACATGTCTACAAAACTCATATGCCACCCTATTAGTGCCTTGAGTATCATAAGCCATACCAATAGCTGATACTATATACTCAATCACTGATTTTTCATCCGCCTTACCATATGCCAACTTCATAATTAAAGACCCCAACGGCCTATATGGTAAGACCGGAGACATTGAATGTAAATGAATCTCCTCCGGAGAAAACACATCTTCTCGACGAACAAAATATCGTTTAAGAAATACAATTCCAGACTCCGAAATTCCCCCATCATACTTATTAGGTACAGTGAGAAAATTAGCACGATGAATATCCCTTATCTTCATCCCCCAAAACTCAGTCACAAATTTTGCAAAACCAGTCTCATTAATTATATCATGCACATCTTTATGTGTATAAAGAACATGGTCATCTCCATACACAATAATACCACAACGATACAATCGATACAATTCTCTAATCTGGGAAACACGTTCAGGATGTCGTTCCATGACCTGGCGAACATACAAAAAGTACAAAAATGCGACAATCCATGAATCACCATGCGAAGTTTCATAGGCTCCAGAAGGCATGCCACCATAAATTACTGTCCATATAGTACTAAATGTGTGTGTAACTTTAATTGATAGTCGCTCAGCACAAATTCGAAAAAATGCTTTCAACAACATAACATTCTGACCAGTCATACCTTTCCAGTTAAAATAAACGGTAGCTTGTGTAACATACAACATTAATAAGATCATATGGATAGTAGCGTCTAAATGCTTAAAATCACCATCTTCAAACACTACATCAGGATCATCAAAACCAACACTCATGGCTAAGGCAAATGCACCCCCAAACCAAAAGTTGATTCCAACTTTAATAACACGTCCTCGTTCTATAACCTGTCGATACTTAAGAAGCATTGCTGCCATCAAGTATTGAAATAATGACAAAATATAAAACGGACGTAATTTCCATTTCAACATAAACCTATCTACTGATGACATCCCCCACTTATTAAAAGATTCATCCTTAAGAGCTACCGACGCAGCAGCATCCTGTGGCACATACTTAGGATTCCTAATAAGCTCCTCACGAGTCTTATTAATCTCTCCAATAGCGTAAGGTAACTGCTCCATCTTCTTACCGGTAGCACTAGCAACAAATCTAACTCCTCCAATAGTTTCCTCAGACTTTGATCCATTCCGCAAACCAGCAGCCGTATCTTTACGAACAGCTTCAACTGCGTGGTCACGCGCTTCATCAAAGTCCCAAACTTGAGTAGTAAACATTTTCC